CGGGGTCTTTGTTTATAAGCTGCGGAAAGTCTGTACTATAAGGCATATCCGGATTAAGGTTTTCAGCTGGACGCTGCTGACCTTTTACCGTGTCCGGCAGTATAGAGTTAATAAGCTTATCTCGTTCTTCATTAGTCATTTACTGTGTCACCTCCATACTAACCTTTATAGGTATAAACCATACTTGACAGCCGTCGTCTTCTATACTTGCAACCTGAAAAGCTGTTCCTTTAGCTATCGGGATTATCGGAGAAGCGTAGCCATTATATTGCGTAGCGACTGAAACTGCTATAATTTTAGCTCCTGCATGTACCGTTGCATTCCCATAATCACTGACAAAATTACCAGTTATCGCGGATTGTCCTAGTCCTATAGCTGTAACCTTTGGGTATACATCCTCAACCAATTGTCTAGAAGCGATGTCCTGATTCCTATTACCGTCCCATATGTATATCCAGCCATTCTCTGGTGCTGTAAATTGCCTATTACCTTTGTTCCACGATTCTAATACATAAGCCTTATCATAATCCGGAAATGGCATCATTTGAGCGATTTTAGCGATTATGTCTTGGTAGTGATACCCGTCTAATTTATCGCTATTAGCCGCAATATCAGCTGAACCTGCTGTAGTAGCTTTACCTTTGATGTTAATATCCCACGTACCGCTGGCACCTGTGCCCGCTCTTGTAGGAGCACCGATGTTACCCGGTGTTACTGTTTGCCAAGTGTTATCGTTTCGCAAAAATCGGGAGTTGTTGGCGGATTCCAATTTCGGTACATGGTTGCCGTGCACCAAGGGCGCTGCGTCGATTATGCCGTAGCCTTGCAGCGTGTTCGGATTAGATCCGCCTGTCACGTGACCTTGTGCATTGACCGACACCTGCTTATAACTGCCAGCCTTAACCCCGCTGTTCGGATGTACATAGTTGTTAGCTCTGTCAGCTATACTGTCCAGCTTCTTTTTATCCTCAGCACTCATCAAGCCGTTATATGATGGTGTGACTATAGCTAAGTCGTTGTTTGCAAGCCGGTTATCTATAGCGTCAATCAGGGCTTTTAGCTCTTTGTCTCCTTTCTCTAGTAAAGCTTTGATGTACTTGTCGTTACTAAGCAGCTGACGAATGATTAAGTTTGTCAGCGTATAAATGACCTCATCTTTAGCGATGAATTGCGGAAAGCGTTCACTATATGGAAAGTCCGTAGGTACATCACCGGGACGTTTATAGCCGAGCACGGTATCGGGAAAATTCTGATTAAGTATTTTCTTGCGTTCTTCTTCTGATATGGCCATAGCTTACACCTCTTAAAATTCAAGTGTCCATTTAAACACCAGTGATGTTTCAGCGTCTACACCTTTTGACGTTAAAAGTCTAATCTTGGCAGCTGTTTCGCCTGCTTCGTCAAGTAGCGCTATTTCATTGATACCGGACGTTACTTCACCAGCATTAACCGTAGCTTGGAAGGTGACGGCATTATCCGACGGGAAAGTTATGCTATCAAGCGTTTTAGTTAAAACTACGTGATTTAAGCTGCCTGTTTCAGTAGGCGGGGCAGGGTTATTCTGCTCATCAGTTTCACCCTGGTCCCCAAAAGCCATTTTAGTTATCTTACTGATTGTTCCGGTTTCACCTACCGCATGTGCCAACAACCTACGGTATAGCACCGTTGTCACCTTGTTGTTCTTTAAAAAGTCAGCACTGCTGCCGCCGTTGTCAGCAAATAGCTGCAGATTCATTTTTAAATTCATATCTTGATTCATAGACTCTCCTCCGATCTTGTGTCGCCTTTTATGACTGTCACCGTTGCCGTATGTTTAAGCATATATTTTCTACGGGTAGTTGACGCAAGCTCCCTTGAGCCGTCCAGCTCCCAGCTGCCATCAAGTACATTATCAAATTCTGCATTACTGCAAGACTGCTTATAATTTAGAACTGTATCGACCATAACATCTGACTGACAGGTGACACGTGACACCGGTGACAATATATCTGTTAAGGACATTTTGTACTTACTAGTAACTTTTTTAACGGCGTTTCCTACGATTTTTCCATGTGTATTATTTACCGGTTTTAAGCTGCTTACTGCTTCTGAGTAATATGAGGCCGTTAAAAAATGTTTCTGGTCATCCTTGTAACCTGCGTCACCTTCCAATGCGTCATGGCGGTACTGCCCGTTAAAGTAGTGGGTATGCGGTGCCCCGTTTTTATCGTGTGTACCTTCCCAGTAAAGAGCAGATGTTTTACCTGTGGCGCTGCTGAAATAGCGTTGAGTACCTGCCCAGGTTATGCCTATGCTTAGATAGTGGTATGTCTTTATATACATCACTAAAATAGCGTTGACTATGGCACCGAGGTTAGCCGGTATTATTGATCGGGCGTATTTATAAACCTGCCCTTCATTAATACCTGCATCATCGTACATTTCTAAGTTCAGCTTATAGTGATCGTAGTCACATTTCAGCGTAACAACACCATCACCGTACCGCTGGTCAAGCATTTGCTGAAACTTACGCTCGGTATATGGTAATGAATGGTTAATCTTCGCTAGGATTTTGTTTTTACGCTGTGTCAGTGTGTCAGTGTCCCCTGGTCTGATGTCAAGCATACTTTCCCAGCGTTTAGCACCGTCAACGTCGAGCAGCTCTACATAGGTATTTACGAACCATTTTTTAGCCTGCGGCCATATACGAGCAAACTCAACGTTTTCGGTCTTAGCCAGCTCCTGAAACTCTAATGACGGTGCAACAACTTTAGGAAAATAATGTGCTATGTCAACGTCACGTGTCAGTTCGTCAGCCATGTTATCTCACCCCTGACTGCTAGCTCGTTAATACCAAGCACTAGATTTTCTTCTACACCGTTAAGCTTGGTATGCGTTATGTCGTCAATACCGTCAAGCTCTAAAATCCGGCTCTCAATCTGAGTAGTTCGTATCGTTATACCCGTGTTGCGGGTAGTTTGTGCAGTGTCTTTTTTAGTGTCTGGCCACTTCTTGTTAAGCTCGGTAAAGTATTTATCAATGATTTTTTCTATATCATTTTTAAAGCTTATAGCCAACTTTTCTGTGGTAGTTAAGTGCAGCTCTATTGCTACTTTAGAGTTGGTGACACCTTCCACCGTGACATGATGACCAATTGGTGCTATGCCTATACCCTGCCCTGCGTTAGTCACGGGGTCTATCATGGTCTGTACTTCCTGCACAAATTCTTCAGTAGGTACTTTATACTCACTGGTCATGAATACAAGCTTTACCGTGCCACCGCCCGCCCACACCGGATAAACTTTGCACCCACCTACTCCGGCTATGCTGTTCATCTTGTCGATGTAGTCAGTGATGTTACCGCCGTAAGCTAGCACGTTAAAGCTGTTTAAATAGCGGGTCCTGAAGTGCTCCGTTTCTTCTTCGTCTTGTCCCGGACGTATTATTTCAGTGAGTGTCGCCGTTTGCAGTCCTAAAGTAAAAGAGTTAGGTATAAGTGCTCCGGGCGGTACGTTACCGACGGTTCCCGCTGTGTCACATGTTAAGTAGTAGACGCCTGGTGACACTTTTTCGGTGACAGTGTAGTTGATGGTTTCATAAGAAAACGAGCTTCCTATCTCGATATCAACGGTTGCTGGTGTAAAAGTTGCTTTTACTTTAGCACTGGAAGCCGGTGTCGGTGTCAACCCTCTCTCTTTAGCCCGCCTTATCAGCCACTCTCTTTCTGCTGTGTCAGCAAAGGTATTAGTAAAAAAGTAGTTGATAGCTACATATAGCAAGAAAAACTCGATTGACGCGGGAGCTGTTGCGTCGTAGATCAAACTGCCCTCACGTTTGTCTACATCACTAGAGACGTTATCAAGCATCCGCTTTAAAAGTGTGTCTTGCGTTAAATCCTCATACATTATTGAAGTGTCACCACCTTTTGTAGTTCAAGTGTGCCGTAGATTGTTTTAACGGTGAATTTGCATAAAACGTCACCTCCTGTATGCGACAGGTCAAAATCAGTGACATCAGTTATGCGGTCATCTTGCATAAGTGCGTCCGTTATGCGCTGTGGCAAGACGGCGAAAACATACGGTATAGGCTGCCCGAAAAGGTCTTGTAGTTCTATACCATAATTCCAGCTGTATATCGGATATGCATAACGTTCGGTGTTTATGGCTTTATAGCAAGCCTGCGCTATAGCGTCAAGCCCTGTGACAGCACCTTTTATACGCTCTTTTTTAATATGCATCTGATACGTGTTACTGGTCTGAATATTGTCACCTATGCTGACATCAGCAGCGCTTATTGTGACACTTGACGCGGATTCCGGAAGTGTTGCCATTTAATCACCCCCACTGCCCCGATAGTGTTATATGATTAAAAATACGGGATATTACTAAGTATTCTTGTCCACCTAACTGTCTTAGCATTACTACACTTTCACCCGGCGTTAAGCCATTATGAACGGTTATCCGCTTCCTGCCTTTATACCCGTGCTTATGACTAGCATACTCAGCGTACCCACTGCCGCCAGCAGCATTTTCAGTAGTGTGGTTGACAGTAATATCAACATCATAGTCCCTGACTGCATCGGTCAAAACTAAAAATTCTTCAGTGATGGTTTCTTTTGCGTCAAGCCTTATGACAAGCGGATCGACAGTTTCAACCACACCCAGGATATAGTCAGCAGGCTTCCCCGCTTGATAAGTGTTATAAGCTAATTTCTGTAAAGCGTTCATAAGCTGGTTGCTCATTTAGTAATGCCCCTTCCGACTAAAGTTAAATCCATAGTGTAACCACTGTTACCGCTGTCCCATCTGTGTTTAACCTGCTCTACCATCATCTGTACCGCGTAGGTCCGTACTACTGAGCTATCAGAAAAGTCCGGTGAATCGCCATCGTCAGTATCGGGTGGCAAATTATATATCGGTGTTCCATCCTCGGGGTTAATCCCAGAGGGCGCTATGTTGTACTCAACGCCGTTTTCTTCGCGTTGTAGTTTTACATCCGGATCCTTTATATTCAGCTTTACCCATATACGGCTGCCAGCCCGTACCCGTGTGTCACCGAAAGCACCTTTAATGCTTAAAGTTTTTTTAGCAGAGTTGTACACTTCTAGCATTGTCTGTGCTTTATCGTAGGGGTTAGTAGTGTCGCGTTCGTTAATGCTTTCAGTTTTACGCAGAATACCCCAGCGCTTTATATTAGCATCGCTCTGTCTTGAGTACTCTATATGCTTTCCTGTGTTTTTATCATCTTTATACAAGGTCACGGCATTGAAAGTATCTTTATCTATTGACGATTCAAAGTTGAAGTTCTGCGCCGTCTCAGCGTCAATAAGTATTGGTACATCCAAACCACCTACCTCAGCCAAGGTTATGACACCGAAATCATCATATAGAATGTACATTTTCCCATATTTATAAGCGGCATTACCACTTTTATCACCTGTATACAATATGGTATGGTCAAGTGCCAGCTGGATAGTATCAAACAACGTCTGATTGCTGGCCCGCATTTTATGTATAGTGTAACCCGTGTCACAGATGGCCTCAGTTTCAACTTCTTTACCACTTTTATCCTTGCTTTTCTTTTTATGAATTAAACCATAGTCATCACAAATAGCACGGATAACCTCGGCGGCTGTCTTTTCAACTACCACAGTTATGTCTTTGTTCTTTAGGTAGCGTAACTGGTCATAAGCTGTAACCTGTATAACACCATTCTTATCTTCTTTGTGTGAAAAGATAAAACCTTTGAAAAGATTGTCGTCACCGTAGCTCATCTGGACCATATTACCTTCTTCAAAGTCTAAAATATCATCTCGTAGCATCTTAAAAGTTAGTTTACCTGGTGTACCTTGACGAGCTAAATCCCAGGTGACACCTTCCTGTACTGCTGGCATAAAAGTTTTACCATTATGTGAAATGATAATCGTGACAGCTTTTTCTTGCTTAGCTTGCGGGGTTAAAGCTGATTGCTCTAATATCTCTAAACCTTTGATTGACATTAATGGATCACCCCGTTTGGTATCTTTATCTGTGTTCCCTGCACTGGCTCATTATACGGATTTTTCATGCCGTTAAGTATAGCGATGTTAGCCAGCACACCTACACTAGGAGCACCACCGCTTAAAACTGTTTGCGTTGCTTCCCATATTGACCGCTGGCCACGAATAGTTATCGCATTTTGTAAGGACTTGTTACCCCCAGCCTTTCGGCTCTGCTTTACTGTAACTGTTTGTTTTCCATTCTCATCGGTACTGACTTCAACCTCTTTGGTGCCGTAGTCAACGTACTGCTTAAGTGTAACCGGCACCGTAATGTCAAATCCTTCTCCTGCATCCTCTTTAATGCTGTAACTTTCAAGTGTCACCCGCATATACGTATCAAACAGCACCTCATAACGCGGGCTCATTCGCAGGACTATAAGGTCGAAGGGTTCCCGATCCGCTTTCAGCTTCTTAATCTTCTGCAGGAAGTAAACAGGTTGCTTATAAGAAAAGTCTTTACCAAAAAGTTTTTTGCCGATATAGGTTAAAGCGCTTGACTTGAAACTCTGGCTATAGTTTGCATAGGGACGGGCGTCACCTGGCAGCCGTATGTCAAAACTAATCTCCGTTAATCCAGCTGATTTCACTAGATTAACTTCACCCTCGTTAATCAGATTAATAGTTTTGTTCCGGTTTTTGATTTTAGTTGTCATTTTTGCGGGCGGGACCGGCAACATCATGTCACCTAGAAAAAAGTAATAAGCCACTGTATCACCTCCACTAAAAAAGCACTACCATGTTATGGTGGTGCTTGAAAAGATTAATATTATTTTTTCAGATATTCTTTACCGTTGATAATTACAGATATCGGCGCTCCTCCTTTTGAGTACGTGACTGAAAACTCAGTTTTAATTTTTTTACCAAAAGCATTTTCTGATTTTACATAAGAACTTATTCTTATGTGTTCTGGGTTTTTATGCATATTCCAATCACTACCACCAGCCGAAGGGAACTTTGCTGAATCCGGGTCTAGCAGTACAGATTTTACAATATTTTGGGTTTGCACTATGTACTTAGTTGCTTCATCGCTCGTTAGCTCAAAATCATCAAAAGTATTAGCTACTTTACCATCAGCATAAAGTTCACGTTCGCCGCCATCAATAAAAGCTAAAATATAAACAACTTTATCATTTTTGGTGTATACAGTTATATCATAACCGCTATTATTTTGACTTATATTCCCCTTATACAAAGTACAGTCAGGAAATCTAGTATCATCATTAGCTACGGTTTCAAATTTTGTAGCTTGTCCAGCCATTCCACATTGGTTAAGTGTGTCCTGTATGCTCTCGGCTTCTGCTTGACTTAAATTTTTATTTAATTTTTGAAATTGGTTGCCAGCGGTTTGCTGTTCTTTTTGTGTCTCCGGATTTTGATTATTTGGGTTATGTAGAAATAACCCGCACCCGCCTATCAACAAGCAAAAGAATAAAATAAGCCCCTTTTTTATCTTCTTTTGCTTTTGGGCTTCCCACTTTTTCACGTCTTCGATGGTGTACTGCTTAGCCTCGGATATTATTTGAGCTTTTTCTTCCTCAGCCTTTTTCTTAGCCGCTAGTCTTGCTTCCCCTTCTTCCCTGATTTTTCGTTTTGCTTCTTCCAGTAGTAATTGGTGCTCAGCTTCTTCCCGTATTTTTTGTTCCTTTGATTTACCAAACAATCCCACATGAACCGCCTCCTATTAGTTAGCATAAAATTATACTCTGTATGATTCCCTATATTATTTTCGCTAATCAATAGGTTATTTCCTGCTTAAACATGGACAGCTTCTGCACCTGTATTTATTCCAGTTAAAATATATTCGGTTATCTGGTCAATAACACCATCAATATCTTGCTGTTTTTCAATAGTTGGGTTAATATCGCCAACGCTGACAGCTATTTCCTGTGTAGTATAATGCTGCACTGCTTCTTTGCTAGCAAGCTCTCTAGCTTCCTTGGCAATTTCGATAAGGTCATCCATAGCGTCCGCCATTCTGCCGGTGTTGTCAGCGGTATCACGTGCAGCGCCACCGTCTCCGCCTGAACCACCTGAACTACCTCCCGAGTTATCATTTTTCTGTGCTGGCACCTCATCAAGTTTATGCCGTATACCATCACCGAACAAATCTTTCATAGCTCCAACCGGGTCTTCCTCAAATCGTTTACCTGCGTCATAAGCACCCGCTGAATCGATTCTGCCTGTTTTTATATGTGACATGGGGTTAAACCCTGATATAGCTTTTCTCTCTAAAGTTAAACCGCTAGCAGATACCGAGCTTATATCTATACCTGGGATTTTATTCATTAACGCAATAATACCATTTATTGCTTCTGCTACCAATTCTACAACGCCATTCCAAATATCAGCGAATAGATTGTATATAGCTGCTAATGGGTCTTGGAATACGCTGCCCAGAAAATTGGCAAAATCAATAAATCTGTTTATAACAAATTCCACTAAAGCCGAAATCGCGTTGAATAGCCAAGCAAACACTGTAAATATAATACCCGTTGCGGATATGCTAGTGCCTGCAAATCTGTTTACGGCGGCGATAACGACATAAAAAACAACTATAAGTAAAACTATTAAGCCAATTATCCAAGTAAGCGGACATGCAGCTAAGGCAGCGTTTAGACCATTCTGTGCAAAAATTAAACCTATTATAGCCGCGGTTTCCATAAAGGATGCAACCGCATGAGCTATTGCACCTCCTACCGCCATAGCTGATGATGCTAACCATGCCACCCCTAAAGCCATAACCGCAACACCCAGCCCCATTAATATCGGAAATATATAATCCATGTTTTGTGATATTACATCAACAAACCATTGCGCTGTATTTGCTGCTTCACTAAAACCACTGATTATATTTTCTACAAATTGTGTAGTAGCAGGTGACTCCGCTATATACTGGATATTATTCATTACCCAGTCAAGGGCTCCGGCCAATGCGACAACACCATTGACCGCGGCATCACTAATTATGCGGACTACTTTGCTATTTGCTAAATCATTAACTTTTTTATAAACCCCACTCATTGCATAATCAATTTTTGTCATGCCAATCTGCCAAATATCACTCCATTTAAGCGGTATTCCTTCAAACATGGCATTGATGGTGTCCATGTTATCAAGTATAGCCTTTTTTAATATTTCGGCAGTGATAAGGCCATCACTTGACATTTGCTTTAAGGCACCCGTCGTAACATGTAAAGACTTAGCTACCATTTGTTCAATCATTGGCGCAGCTTCGGCTATTGACCTGAACTCGTCGCCTTGCAATTTGCCGCTGCCTAGCGCCTGCGTTAACTGTAACAAAGCGTCAGCTTGTTGCTGTACACCTGTTCCACCAATAGCGAACAGCTTTTGAATCCCTTCCATAAAAGGCACTACCTGTTGCGGGTCAGGAAACGCCTCTTTAGCTGTCATAGCAATTTTACCAACTGCATCCGCCATTTGTGTATAAGAACCTCTAGCTCTTATAGCTGATTGGAAAATAGCTTCATTCATGGCTTCAACATCACCGCCAGCACCTACAATAAGTCTTAACCTTGCTTGCATACCTGAATAAGCGTCTGACGCTGACATAAGTTTGCTAGGAAGACTGGATATTTCCGCTGCTACTTTTGAAATAGCTCCGGCAGCAAGATTAGCCATAGTCATTTGACCAAAGGTACTGCCAGCTAATCCTTTAAGTTTACGGAAGGCTCCGGATGTGTTATTAGTGCTATTAGTTAAGCCTGCCAATGCGTCATTTGCGGGACCTGGTGACACATGACCAAATAAGTCAGAGAACTTCTGTTTGATACTTGCAGCAGTCTCACCAGCTTTAGCTTTTATACTTTCAAACATACTAACAACTTTAGGTGCGGAGTTTTGCGCCGCTATACCCAATTGTATAAAAGGGTCTGCATAAGCTAAACCCATCCGTTTTCCTAATGCCATTAATGGTTGCATTGACGCGGTAACGGATCTCCCCACTGACTGTCCTTTGGTTGCTACTTTATCAAGTTCTCGCCCTGCTATTGTGCCCAATTGTATGAACGGATCAGCATAGGCCATTCCTATTCGTTTTCCGATATTCATTATAGGCGCTATACTATTTTGAATAGCTTTAGTATTTATGTTAATGCTTTTGCCCTGCATACTATCAACAACCCGTTCTACACCGGAGACAGACTGTTCTAACTGGTCAAAAACTTTTCTGCCGTTAGCTATCGAGCTAAAGCCTTTTTGCGTAGCATTGACGCTCTGTGTAATTCTGTTGAGCGCTGGTGACACGCCGTCAACTAGTTCAATTCGGTTTTGTAATGTAGCCACTGTATCACCTCCGAGCCTTTGATTTCATCTTCTCTGCTTCTTTTTTATCGGCTTTAGCTTTTACGTCTATAGCAGCCCAGATAAAAGCTTGTTCTTCTTCTGATAAGCTCATTATTTCACTTGGCAGCTTGTGTAACTTTATAAGACAGTAATACAGGACACCAGCCCATGCATCACTGCCGTTAATTAGTTTTTTGCGGTACTGATTTTTTCGGCCATACCCATCTGATAGCCGGACACTTCTGATACGGCGCTTACCAGGTCTGTATATTCGCCAGGCGTCAGCATAGCCTTAACCGTGAGTGCTGCGCCAACGGTACCGTAGGACGCTTGTAAGTCTGCATCATTAAGGTTTGGAAATACTATGGCCGCACAAACCATTTCCGTTGCTAGTGCTATCTGGTCGGTAGTAGTTCTGTACTCACGGGTACTTTTGTTAAACTCTTTTTTCTTGCACCGGCGCTCCATTGCTTCTATCTCATCATTACCAAGAACTCGCAGCTTCCACGGTATCGGATTGCCTTGCTCATCTACAAAACGTTCTGACGCTACATATTCCTTTTCTTTAATAGCGATCGCGTTACCTTTTAAAAATGCTTTCATGCTAAGTTCTGCCATAATTAAATCCTCCATAACTAAAACAGCGGACAGGCTGTTACGACACTAAAAAACCTATCCGCCACTATTCTACTTCTTAGCTAACAAGAACGCCGTCAAGCTCGTCAAAGCTCTGCGGCATTTCAAAATCCTCAAACGAGAAGTCCATATCCTGCTCAAGCCAATCGCCGTCCGCGTCAAATGCGGCAATGATGGCGCTGTCCATGTTGCAGTTTTTAAGAATCAAAGTCTGAGAACCGCTAGCCGACGTTGCATCTTTGTTTACTACCTGCATATCGAAGTAAATATCCTCACCGGTATCTTTATACTTCTGCATCAGCTTAGTAAACATTGACGTGACACTATAAATCGTCATAGAGCCGGAGCCTTCCCAGCCGTTTGACTTGTGACCTACACCTGTCTGCCCTAAAATCGGGACCTCCTTCTTATTTTTTTTAACCGTTGCTTTTAAGTTTTTCGCCATCATCAGCAAATAACGGTTATTTTCAATGGTAGCGAAACAGTACGCAAGGCGGGCAGCGTTTACATCACGGGCCCGCATAGTCTGAATTAGATCTGCCATAAATTTTCACCTCGAACACTTTTTAAAATATTTTTTACCATTCCCTATTAAACATGGTGTTTCTACAACTTTTTCGATAGACCAGTTACGTTCAATACGACCTTGTATAGTACGAACTTTCAATCCTGTTAACTTAGCAATTTCACGAACCGTATAATACGTTCCTTTGTATAAATAGCTACGATTATTACGCCGATTTCGCTGTTGCTCTTGAATGGTTATCCATCTACAATTACCCGGCTCATAGTTGCCATTACAGTTTATTCTATCAATAGTTAACCCTTTTTTATAGCCTGCCTTTATAGCCCATATTTTAAACCGTACATAATCATTCCATTCTTTGCATACGCTAATGCCCCTACCACCGTATAACTCATAATATGCTGTATTAGGGTTATTGCACCGTCTCTTCATTGCAGCCCACACACCATATAAAGGGTTTTTTCTATCATTATGTTTCGTACAGGCGCGTATAGCTTTTTTAATAGATTGCTTATGTACCTCTCTTCCGTAACAGCCACAAGACAATGTATTACCACTTCTTAAATGGGCTGTTCTTACTACCTTCAAATTACCACAATCGCATTTACATAACCAAGCCGTATATACACGCCCATTTTTTAACTGTATATTTTCTGACTGTTTTATAACCGTCAATCGGCCAAAACGCTGTCCTATTAAATTTAATTTAGCTGTCATAATTATCGCCACCTTATATTTTTATTATAATATTATAGCGATAAATACGCAACTTTTATTGACGTGTAAACCCTTACGCAATTAGAATTTGGGCATATAATTTTTCCATACAACAAGTGGGTTGTACTGCATGTTCAGTCACAACCGCGGTTTTCTCAGTACCTTGCGTTGGTATTGGAATGTCGCTGGAACTGAAATTTTGTATTGCTCGTACACGCTGTAATTCTTGATAGTAGGCTACAATGTCACCCCACAATGCAATTCTGCCGTCCTCGTCGTTCTGCTCTTTACCAAGATAAGTTTTATTGAAAAGACGGGCAATGTCAATCGCTATCTGGTCAAGTACCCGCATGACCTGGTTCTTAGCAAAGTCAGCACTTTTAGCCTTGCTAAAGCTTGTAAAAGTATTAATGTCGGTAAGTACATTAATGTTGCCTGTAACATCCCCAGCGGTAGGGTCAGTGACACGATGGAACACAAACTCACCATCATTAATGGCTTTTTTCAGTTCAGTTTGGCTGTAGTCACTTCTTACCTTGAACTCGCCATCATAGGTTTTATTAGTGCAGGATGCATTTACTGCACAACTTGCCTCGGCACCAACTACCCAGTAAACGAGGCTGGCAGGACTTACACCGCTATCCAGTACCGGATTTTTAATGCTAATAACACCTTCATAGTCAGTGCCAGCAGCTTCGTACAATACCAGCTGAAACTTCATACCTACATCATCGCGCAAACGCTTAACAAAAGATATGTACAGGTCCTTAATTGTTTTTTCCGCTGTTACTACGCCAAGTGTATTAAAGTAGTATGGTTCGATAGCAGCTAAGAAGTTTTGATGTTGCAGTGCTGTAATCGTGTCACCGTTAGTACCACCTGTGAATACATCCCCTGCATTAGCAGTTAAAGTGCCACCAGTTTTAGTAAACACCACATAGTCATTATCAATAAGGTCAGCTTTTTTAGCTACCGTCTGTTCATCGACCAGCGTTTTAACCCCGTCGACGTTAATATATGTTGACACGTCAAACTTGCTAGTCTCATCGACATTAGCAGCTACGACAACAGTTATGTCGTTACCACGCTCACCACCGTATTTAGCTGTCCCTGTTGTTCCTTGCGCTTTTACCGCATTATTTGACATACGATAAAAATAGCCTGTTTTAAGGTTTTTAAACAGATCACGCAAGCCCTTTAATTTATCGTCGGTATACTCATAGCCGAAATACTTCAAAGAGTTTTTCTGAAAGTCCTCTGCTTCTACGGCAAAAATCGTATTTTCCGGGCCCCAGTCAAGTTCTAAAGGCATTGCACCATAGCCGCGGTCTGCCACACTTGCAGCAGCACTTACTTGACTTTTAAAGTTGATGTAAGCGCCAGGCAATACCTTGTTTTGAAATATCCAGGTTCCACCACCTAAAGACATATCCTAACCTCCTTCTTATTTATTAACAATCTCATTAACTGGTTTAGCTAAAAAGTCACTAGCTATTTTTAACACTTCTTCAAAAGTGTAATTTTTGTCATCGTCTAAAACCACATTCAGCACATCATGATGATTGCTAAATTTATCTGATTTTAAAATTTGAGACTTTGAATAGACAGCGCTATCTTTTTTAGCTGTCACCTTGGTATCTGTTTTTTCATCAGCCATTATTTCACCCCTTTTATTTTGTAGTTCTGTATTAGCTGTTGCATCAATGGTGATTTTGCTAATTCCTTGAAAATCATCACCTTGTAGGTAATAAAAAAGTGCAGGACATTATCTTGTACCTCAAAATGCATGTCACTGCCTCTTAGTAAATTTTTAAGTATCGTTATATACTCGAGCTGAAAAAGCAGTTTGTAAGCAACGTCATGTAGTTCTATGGCATTATCCTCGTCTGGGTTATGCGGATAATATATTACATCAAAATCCATTACTAGCTCATAGCGGTTCCATAGCTTAGGTTCAAGCCTACTGTCCACTAGGTTAATAAAAAAGCAGGGGGCTTCAAAACCTTGCGGCAGGCTGTCAAAGTATACAATCGGATTGTCAAAGCTCTTTTCGAGTTCTGCTGCTATTCCTGTATATACATCATTAACCATCAAAAGCCCCCTTTAAATACTTTTCTATTCTCTTTTGGACTATTGCCGGCGCCTGATCCCGCAATTCATTTTCACTTATTTTCAACATATACTGCCCTTCGACAAATGACTTTTTTAATCGCTTGCCTAAAGCTGGTACGAAACGTCCCGGTGTCTGTCTGTGGCCGTATTCAACGTAGCTTGCATAATGTACAGGATTAATAATATTGATAAAAAAGCTGTTACCATTATGCTCGACCTGCACACCGTTAAGATAAACCACTATATCCGGTACATTACCACTTTTAGCTTCTTCCTCTGATTTAGCTGTCCAGCCCCTTCTAAGCGTACCACCAACATATCCTTTCCAGTACTTATCTTTAATTTCTTTGGATATGTTATTAGGTGGTACTCCTACTGGCGTCCGCTTAATGACTTTCCTCAGTAATCGGGCGGCTAACTCTTTTATACAAGCTTCAAACACTTTTTGTCTGTTAGTACCAAGATTTTTACATGATTTAGCTAAATCATTCAGCCCAGTTAAATCAATCCGTATAGTTGCCATAGTCAAGCCTCTTTATCAGTAAGAGTTAAGCCTATCTCCTGGTGAGTGGGATATACAACGGGGGCCCCGCTTGCTTCAAACTCTGTAGTTCGTCCCGCCTGTGTTACTTCAACTATGCTGCCGGGCTTAACGAGTATATCCGGAGATATAAACAACGTTATATTCTGGTCCATAGCTGCTACCGTGGCAGTATTTTTTGCTGCCAGTGACGTTGAATATGACAGGTGACACGTGACACCCTCACATATAACATTTTTTACAGGTTTAGTACGATGCGTAGCAGGGTCATAGACATTACTAAATTCAGTAATAGTACAGGTTCCTTCATGAAGCTTTTCTAAGTATTTACGAGCTAATTTGCGTATACTATCTAACTTCACCATGCTATCCTCCGGTACTTGTTAAGCTGGTACTGGTAATTTTTTAAAAGCGATGATGTGTATGTACTGTCAAAGTTACTGCTATTAAAACTGACTTTGGTGTCACCTTCTTCAATAGATGAAACCCGGTTATCCATTTCACTTTTACCCACTTGCTCGTTGCGGTAAGTATCGATAGCCATTCTATAAGCTGTATTCTCAAGCCCTGTGGGTAATGTTTTTAGGTTGCAGTAGTTAAGGATTGTCTCTTTGACATTATCGAGCAAGAAGTTTAAAGCAAAGTCCTGCTCTTTGTCATCAAGTGCAATCCCTAACAGCGGTTTTAACTTTAAAACTTCCAGCTCCATAATTTACCCCCTGTCAGGCTGTCAATTTGACAGTACCAATAAATAAACCGTCCGGATTCGGGATGATAGGAACGAATACACCCGATGATTTAGTCCAAACCGCTACTGGATCCGGTTCCTGCCACATAACTGTGGTTATGTACTGTGACGCGGATTTAGACGTCCAAGGTCCCTGCGCTTTTTCTTCAGGAGTTGATCCCCATAAACCGCGGCCAAACGAACCGTCTGCCATCGGGGATATAGCTACGAGTTTATCTTCATCAAAGTAACGTTTAGTGCTCAGTACACCTTTTTTACCCTCGTAGCGGTAGTACTCGTCATGAGTGGTAATAGTGACACCGAACATATCCTTAAACAGCTGTGTTAACAAAGTATTGCTGACATACGTGCCTTTTCCAAGTGCCGAATAAATCGACGTTTGGATGCCCTCGTTTTTACGCAAAAGACTGACAACTTTAGTGGACGTTACAAACTGCGTGATACGCTGGCCATTCAGACGCGCTTTATCCATCAGGTTCTGTACATCCCCTAAAATGTCAGCTTTAGGGTCAGCCCAGTTAAAGTTGATTTTGTTGCCAGCTGGTACCTGGTAATCGACGTTAAATTTAGCACCGTTCTCGTCTACCGTGATTTTACCGGTACAGAGCGCTTCCATTTTCATAACTTCGGTACGGGTTTTAACAGATTCACTAAGACGTGCTACATCATCAAAAATATATTTAATAATGCTGTTCTGCTCGGCGCCGTTATCAAGCCAATACTGAACTCGCTCAGTCTGATTAATTTTCTCTTTAATCAGCATTTTTTCGAGCTGTACTTTTTCCATCGTAGGACGCTGGCCAATATGCGCCTCAGAATCAAAACCATGTACCTGTGCCATAGTTGGGAGCATACGCTGGTCGGAAAGACGGTAGAACTCGGCTTTTAAGTTTTGTGTTTTCATATCCGGAAAAAGCGTGTCACCTAAATAATTTCTAGTAACCTTGAAATTCTGTGAAAAATCCAGCAGATCTTTTGTTTCAACCAGTTTCATAATATCCATAATCTACATTCCTCCTTTATGCTCGTACCGCTGCTACGGATTCAGTAAATACGAATCCTTTAGCTTCTAATGCGGTTTTGGCAGCTGTATCAATTTCTACCGGCAAATTATCTTCTATAACGCGTCCCGCTACCATCAAGCTACCTTCATGGTCGCCTGTAGTAACTTCTACATCTTCAAATAAAATGCCCGTAGCCTGCGCATCGTTAGATGGGAAAACCGTACCTGCTGGTACCAATTTATTTCCCCACTCATCAGCCGTCCCCATAGTGTCCGGCACTGTACAAGTTTTAAGCACCAGTCCTACCGACGAATCAAGAAAATTAATCTTTTTGTCAGTCTCGTATTTTGCAATTCTCGACATAATATTTCCTCCTGTTAATTATATATTAGCAAGGTTTTTAGCCTTTACTTACTGTCACCTGCTGGTGTATTAACCGCATTATATTCCTGTGCGAACCTCATGCCTAAAGACTTGTCCTCAGTGTCATCATCGCCACCGTTAGATCCTGCGCCCTGTCTAACTCCGGCTTTAGGTTTGCCCCCCGGCAGGTCAAACAGGAATTTAGAATCATCTGCTTCCTGTAATCGTTTAAGTTGCTTGTCTAAGCCCTTGAGTTCTCCCTTTTCTTCGTCAAAATCAAGCTTATCTACATCAAGCAAGGCTTTTACTGCTTTAGCATTTTTGGCCTTAGCACCTGCTATAGCATTATCTATCACCTGATTAATCCGGAGAGCATTCAGCTTATTCTGGTAATCAGTTTTCGCCTTTTTATTTGCTTCCTGCAATTCTTTTATAGTGTCATTTAGCTTGCCAGTGTCACTTATATTCTTTTGCAAGGTTTTAATCTGCTTATCATACTCTTTGGCTTGCAACTCCAATGTGGTTTTAGCCTGCTCTGCTAAGTCTAATTTATCCTTTGATACAAAACCTGCTAACTCTTTTTTGCTGGCTTCTGCGCAAGCCTTAGCTTGTTCTTCAGTCAATCCTAATTTGATAAAATCCTCTTTAGTCATTTAATATTTCCCCTTTTAAATAATTTAAGTATAAAAATAGCACCTACCTAATGTAAGTGCTTAATAAAAACGTATTAACTTTTATTTTAGAAAACTTGCTGCCTCTTTTAACGCTTTATAGGCACGCTTCATATTTGAATTATTTTCTAAATAATCAAGTCCTTTTATAGTTATGTTTGCATTATCGATGTTCACTTCATGTACAAAAGGTGTTTTAAGCTCTTTAACCCCTTTTATATAACCTTCATCCTGCAACATCAGTAGAAGCATTACTCTGCGTTTATCACTGATATTCAGGTATCTAGCTGATACTTTTTCTTTGTCTAGTGGTCCATCTAATGCAGCTTCAAAAGTAGCAAGTATAGCATAAATCACTTTGAAATATTCCATCATCCAGTCCCCTATTATAATTCTAGCAGCCGTTTTATTTTTTCAGGTGATTCATTAATTCCAAATGTCCAGGTACCGCCAAGCTCTATGTCAACGGGTTGCAAATCATAAAAATTTAACCGTTCGAATACACCGTCTTTGCGCTGTACTTCTGTTGACAGTACAAAACCGCTGACAGCACATAAATACTTATCATCAATGCGCCGTGTGAAATCCATGTCATCACATAATATCAGTGCCGCCTGATACTGCTTAACTTTACATGAACACCCTAGAATAGGAACAAGTGACGACATTTCATATATCTCTATTCTAGGCGTGCAATCAGCTAGCTTTATTCGTCTTGAATCTAATGTGCTATACAATTCCCCGTTTTCACATGGGATTGTTAATAGTAGATGCTTTTCCACCGAAGCCTCCATCTCATCACCATACACGCTTACCATATTGTAGCAGCCTCGTATTCTTGATTACCCAAGGCTACAAATTCAGTATATAACTTTTTTATTTCCAGAGGTGCATCCTCTTTAATTTGTGCATATTTGTCAGTATAAGGTGCTATTTTTTCCCACATATCATGAAATTTTTTTGAATACTGCATTCTCATATTAATCACCTTTTATTATTTGCATTACTCGGTACTCGGTAAACACTTCATCAAATTTTCCCATTTGGTAACTATCAAATGCATACCTGCTCACTTTAATTACATTATAACGATTGATGCCTAAGGTATCAAGGCGGGTCTTATACTTTTTACACAAATATGTTCTATATTTTCCTTGGTCTGTTATGGCACCATATTGTTTAATATACTCCTGCGCGTCCTTCCAATGTAACATTTCGTGGACAGCTGTACTATATTTATCATCACTTTTTGCAAAGTATGGCGCATTTTCAAATAAACCGCCTGGTGATACATATAGCGTATTATTCCTAGCAAGGTAAGCAGCTGTTGCCATTATTTTTTCTTTAGAAACAATACATATCTTTGGTGGCTGCATTGAACTTGTTCCTTTCACCATCTTTATAGCCTTTGCAATGATGTTTTGGACTGTGTGTAACTCTTTAGGTTTTAGATTGATATCTTTTGAAACATAAGTGTCAAAATAAGCACTATTAACCCTATTAGCTTTTATAGGCTTACCACGCAACATGATCTTGGCTTCTTCTCCTAACTGTACACTTTTATAAGATTGCGCATTATTCGGATAATCAATTACCGGTCGATTTTGTGTTTCATTTAATTTTTCCCATTCTTTATACGTTATGTCACCTGGTACCGTATAGGTTTTACCGTCTTTGCCTCGGGCTGCCCGTTCAGCGTCCTCAGCATCATCGAAATAAGGTGCTGTACAGGACCGGCAATGACAATGTAACGGTGGTGCCGTTATACCTGGCTTCATATCACTGACTTTGAACACCTTACCGTCCATGTGACGACAAATATCACTGGTACGGCTATCAAGAGTCGCTATAAACTCATACTGTTCAACGTCCAGTTCCCTAAAACAATCCTGCTGCGCTTTAGTAGCGAAAAATGCACTCTCGGTCATTACTAAGCGACCGGCAGCACCTTTAGAAACATCCATGCGTCTAGCTATGTTGCTTGTAGCACGCCTGTAATCGTCCCCCCTGATAACAGCTTGCGTCATTTCCTGATTAAGTATGGCCACAAGTTTATTTTTATGCTCCCACACCCTGTCACTGAAATTTTTACCATCCGCCGCCCACGGTTTAGCTATAAGCATATCAAGCTTATTTGTATCAACCTGATTAAATGAATGACCTATGCCGAACCCATGTTGAATAGTAAATGCTGTTTCATAGTAGCTATCAGTATATCGGTTACGCATGGCAGCGTCTAACGTATCCAGCTGATTATTAAACAAAACCTCTAAATGCTGTTGCAGCTGCAATAAAATAGCCTCTAGCCGTGACACATGAACACGAATAGAGGCGTTATTTAATTTTCGTTGCCAGCTTTCAGATAGATCTTGTTCCTTGGCTTTCGCTATATACTGGTCAATAGTCAGCCTAAACTTAGTTAAGTCCTTACCTTGTAGCATTTTTTTAGCTTCAGTAAAGGTGACATTGTTTTCCTGCATAAACTTTTGAAACCATGCAGCAAGAACGGTATCTATTTCATTCATAGCCTGTAAATACTGTTTTTCAATATCACCGTAGGTAGCTAGCCCCTGCTGGTGAACTGCTGCTTCTAAGGCTTCAAACCGTTTTTCCCAATACTCACGATTCGGTATCCGCATTACTACTCTCACCTGCCATCTGGTAAGTTAACATCTGTTGCATTTGTTCTTGTTGTTCCTGTTTTAGTCGTTCCTGCTCTGCTTGTATGTCAGTTACAAATGGATGATGTGCAAGTAATGTCTCCTGTGACACAAGCCCTTGACTTTGCTGTATCTCACTAATAATTTCAGCATCATTTACTATCATGTTACGGTTAAATGTCACCGTTACTTCTTCATTGGTAAAATCACCAGCTCCCGCCATTTGCAGGTAAATGTCAACAAAGTAAAACAGCTGGTCAAATGCCGCCTGGTACTGCTGTTCAATCATATCTGTGTCAAGGTCTATGTCTGAATACATCGACCGCAAGTTCATTTCGTTAGGGTCCTTACCTACCCTATCGTCTTTAGCGTCAAAACCACGGCCGTTTTCAATCAATGCTTTTTTAGTATTTTTTAAATACTCCGTATAACTAGCAACATCCCTGTCAAGCCTTAGTACCTCGACGCCGCCATCATCACGAACTTTTACTGCGCCATACTGCATAAGCTGGCGTTTAAATTCGCTTAAATTTTCGCCACCGTAATTCCTAAGCACCAGTATGTTATCCATGACACTTTCGCTCATGCTATGGTTCCAATTGTTACGCATTTTATTCAGATTATCTTGTAACCCTTTCGTGCGCCGTATAAGCGGTATCTCATCAGTATTATACTTAAAAGCGACTAATGGCACTTTACCCCAGGTGAAGGCTTTTCCATGCTTGTCAACACCGTAAGTATTGTCCAGTTCTTCGGTATTAGGTGTCAATGTACCATTATTAAGTATAAAACGGCCTACTTTATCCGGATAATATACGTCCGCATGTTGGATGTATGTTTTAGTTCTGCCAACGTATTGTACGGTTAAATAAAATCTCACTGCCATGTCTAGCTCGGTATGCTCATCATTTTTCCAAAACGGCATTATTTCATGAGCAGGGAACATCTTAAATTGCAGTTCTCCGTTTTCATTGAAATATGGCATCAGCCATGCTAGCCCTTCATTTAGGGCCCCAGTTGTCACCCGCTGTATAGTCCGCAAAAATGCTTTATCAAAAACCTGTTGCAGATATGCGCTGTAATTATCATTATTAGTCTGCATAGTCAGTGGTTTACCAACCATGTAATTAACCTTTTGGTCAACTAAGTTGGCATACTGATTATCAAGCGTTCTAGGTGATTCGTCTGTCACGTAAGTTGGACAGCCATCTGCGTCACGCCCCCATAATTTTTGCTTTATGTCTGGTCCTACCGTATAGCGATAATAACCTAAGCCATCTAGCATTTCCTTACGACGTTTGCTGTCTTTCCAGTCTGCCAGCTCTAACGCGATGAAGTCAATGTCACTTAAATTTTTACTCGCTTCTTCCCGGATAAGAGCCTCCGCGTCGTCTGGTTCTAATCCAAACTGCGCTAATACTCCGTCAAACATTCACTTCACCTCACTTAAAGCTAAACACATCATCAAGCATGTTGTACTCATTTCCATAGCGAACCGCGTCTATGTGGTGATTGTTCTTATCAGGAAAACGGCTTATGAAGTTACCTTCTTTATCCTGCTGGTACTCGTATCCCACAAACTCTCGAAAAGTTTTCGGACAACGCTCTTTATCGATAATTATTTTTCGCAGGTCCTGTAGCCACTTTATACCGTGTTCAACACTGTCGGGGCCTTTACGGCAGCCTTTTATATTCACACCCCGTTTTTCAAATTCACGTATAGTACGAGGCTCAGCGCTATCAGCGATAACTAATCTGTGTTTAGCTAACTCTTTAACTGCTTTAGCTGCTGGGTCAGTTTCAAAACCTACTTTGTCTATCTCACCAAAGATATATAGTATCTCATGTTTACGGTCATAGTGCATACTATTAAATGCTAGAGGGTCTACGGCAAAACCAAAGTCCAAGCCATAGCATAAGTGGTCAAACTGCTCTATCATCTGGTCACTTATACGCATGTCTTCAACATTACTGAATACGTCACCGCCGGTACCGGTTACTTCACCTAAATATTCATGACGATAGGACATCTCATTTTTTCTTCTTAATATTTCAGCATCAATAAAAAATCGCTCTCCCAGCCATGATTTAGGTACACCCAAATAGGTTGAGTGATGCACTATACGCCCCGGCACATCGTTTAATTTTTCCGCGTTCACCCAATTGTTTTGACTTTTGGGCGGATTGAATGAACAGAATTCCCAGTAAATAGGGCCGCCACGCAATAGTGATTGATTTAAGCTACGGATTTCTTCCATTCCCCCGAACTGATCTAATTCTTCACACCAGCAAATACCAATATAGCCAAATGGCAGTTTGATAGATTTGATTTTCTGCGGGTCATCCACACCCATAAAAAGGATTTTCTGCCCCGTCTTCTTGTATGTGATTTCATGCGGCGAAGTCTTGAACTTGAATTTGCTGGTCAGCCCCAGCCGGTCGATAGCCCATTGCATCTGCGTGTATACGCTGTTTTTGATAGTGTTCCCGACTTTGCGTAATACTACCGCATGACAGTCCGGATTTTTCAGCAGCAACAAAATAATCTCAATACTGATATGGGATGATTTTGTAGAGCCGCGTCCGCCTTCCTCCCAATAGTACGTATGCCCGTGTTTTTTTATGTCGCGGTGAATATCATAGAAGTGAGGGGCTATAATGTCACTAAGTTTTATTTCAGTTTTTATCTAGCTCACTCCCTCCTATATCGTCAATGATTTTTACATCATCGCCCTCTGTGCCTTTGCCTTGTGCCATTGCCAGCAATTCAGTTTCGAGGCGTTTTATTCTCGCTTTTTGCTCGGCTTTGTCAAGTTTGCCTGGGAACCGCTTCAAGAGATTTTCGGCGGCTTTTATACGGTCTCTGGAAGATATCCGTGTTTCAATTATGCGGGCATTGCTTATCCCTTCGCCTTCACCTTCTACAACAACATTCTCATCTGTGAGTTCGCCGCGTAGTGCCGATGTGAGAAATTCCATAACCTCGGTTATATCAGCCGTGCGTTTAGAGCGAATTTCAGCCTGCCGGGCTTCAATAGCGGCTTTAATGTATGGTTTTGTGAGGTTCTCGGCTCCTACAGCTCTAGCTGTTTTTTCGCTATAACCTGCCCTTTTGGCCGCCTCGCTCGCATTGCCTGTTTCAATGTAGGCATCTATAAAGGCTTCCTGTTTTGGTGTTAATCCGTTTCTTTTCACATCGTGCACCGCCCTCCTTTATTTTCTGCTGTTGTGTATATTTATATTTAGGAGAATAGATAAACCATCCTAAATTTTTACAACACAAAAGCCGTACTACTAGTAAAAGTAATACGGCTTTTGTGCTACGCTAAAAGAACTAAACTAAGGAAACTAATTATAGGAAGTAACCCCAAAGAATATGTTCAACCCTCAACCTCGGGATACTATCATTATATCACCTGATTTATAGGAAATCCTGCCAACAAACTGCCAAAAAAACGACAAAAAAACGACAAAAAAACGACATTTAATGAGTAGTGCCTATAAAAAACACGTCCTGTTCGGCGTAATCATGAAAAAGCATTATAGCCAGGCTTCTAGTTGCCTCATTAGCTTTACGCTGGCATGACCTTTCGCTCAACCCCAGCTCCTCGCCGATTTCGGCATAGGTGTAATGCTCTATATAGTGTTTTCTTAGTATTTTTTGCTCGTCGTCTGGCAACCTGCCTAACGAGTTTTCCATTTTTTCTAAATGGGTTTGCAAACGCCTGCGGTTTACCTGTAGCGCTTTTACCTCCTGTTCCTGTAATGCTCGTACATGAGCCTGCTGTTCTGTACCGTTAAGCTCTGATGCCCCTGAACTTGTACTAGGGCGGTAATCAACGGCACGTACTGAAACGTCAGCTAATTCACGGTTAAGGTCCTGCATATCAAGCTCAATATTCCTGACTGCCTGCTGCCGATAAGAGTAGTTTTTTAGATAATCCTTAGTTAGCTTAATACAGTCATTACTACGAAACATTAAACTGCCTCCTTTTTAAACCGGGTACCGTTATCACGAACACTGTTATTATGGTTTATATGTCTCTGCATCTGCTGACGCATATTTTCATCAAACTGCATTTTATCCATAAAGCCAGTGACTGCCGTTATTAAATCGGTACATTCTTCCATAAGTTTTATATACAAGTCTGCTGCCTGCTTGGTGTCCGTGCAGCGCCTTAGCTTTAAATAGGCTTCGTTTATTTCGCCGTATTCTTCACCAACTTTTAAAAGCTGGTCAACTTCGGTCCAATCCGCATATTTCGGGCCGTTGCATGGCTTTGGTAACACTTTGTCAGCCATTAGTATTCACCTCCAATTGTCATAGTCACGGTGACTCCAGTTTTAGGATCTCTAATTGTCACCGGAGTTTTATCCAGCTTAAATCCTGTTAATTTAACATCAGCACTCATCATCTTTACTAGCTGTGCTGCCCTTTTATGTATTTTTTTCATAATATTTTTTTCAGCTTCAAATGGTGTCACGTCTTTAACATGACTGCGATTAAACTTGTCCATTATTTTCCTCCATATTCTTTAATTCTGGCCTTTATCGCCGTTATCATTGTTTCCTGTGTCACCTTTTTACCCTGCAATGCCTTGATAGCAAAAAGCCTATCATTACCATTCCAAGCTGCGCCATTCCAAGCTGCGTCATTTCCTTTTGAATCTTTTTCCATATATCATGTACTTTTTACTCATTCTAGTCCCTTCCGTAGCTGCTACTTTTAGCTGCTACTTTTAGCTGCTACTTTTCTTCGTGCTGTTCATTTAACCAATTTTTCCACATCCTTATTTCTGTGGAACTTCGTTCATCATCACTCCAGCAACGTATGCTTTCATCCAAAATATCGTTAGAAGCCATAGTCATATCGTTTATAATAAACGATACCAGCTCGTCTTGCGATAGCGTTTTTATATATTCATAGTTAGTCATTATCCAATCACCTCTACATCTCCATATCGTTTTTTAAAAGAACACAGCGTCATTCCGATATACTGCCCCAAAAAAGGAAGTCCATAAGTCATCGGCAGTTTGACTTTAATTTCTGTCTGCAACTGAAAGTAGTCTTTATAATGCTTTTTAAAATATTCCGTTGCAGAGACTTTATCTTTATGTTCAACAAAATCATAAATTTTATCAGACATTACATCATGATAAAACGTTACCCATTTCATGAAAATTATCCCCTTTATTAGTTGTTACACAAAAAGTAATCCCACGCAAAAAGTATTATACGAGCAACTGCCATTAGTGCAACAATTGGTATCCAAATAGGGCAGAATATAATTGCACCTAAAACCCCGATTGTATCTATGATTTTTTCAGCAGTTAGCTTATTCATTATCTACCTCACTTCCGTTACTCTCCCTTTCCTTGCAATATTGACAGAACGGCTGTCCATCTTCTCTATATCCGCCAAGGCTATCTGCATCCACATGGCCGCTACACTTACAGCAGAACATCCACCAGCCATTATCAATAAAAGCTTTGGGCGGAATGTTATCGAAACTACCGTACTTATCCGCCCACGGCACGCGCCTTACCCGAATATCGGTATATTTCATATCGGTACAGCGAGCGCCTTCTGCCTTGGCTTTATTTGCATTCTCTGCATAGACAATCATTTCTACGCCTTCATCTTCGTTGTACATAAAAGCATACGCTTTGGCTATCATCTAATCACTTCCTCTTTAGATATTTTTCTCATTGTCCTTTTCCTCCTCCGATTTCAACAACTTTTTCGCTTTTAAGTCCGATATTCCCATGACCAGATTTGCTAAACATTGAATGGCTATGGCTATCTCAATATTCATATCTCCAATTAGTAGAATTACTAGACCACCAGCAAAAGAAGCATATAGTTCATAACTGTTAGATAGACTCTGCCATATCGTCAAATCTTGACCTTTAATAGTGTTGTTGATAGCATTTCGCATAATACATACCCACAGCGTTGTTGATATAGCGTCCATTATTGCCAGCCCAATATATCTTGCGGCAGCCAGCTCCATTCCAGCGCAAGACACAATTACAAATAGTAAAATGTCCGTCATTACGATGAATGTAAAATGCTTGTCATACCACCTTAAAAATTTCTCTTTCGTAATAGATGTATTTGTGATAGCCGCTATACCAACCGCCAACATATTAGAAATAGCTAATACACTAGAATCTACAAGTCGGATAAAATACACTTGTATAATTGGCACAGTCATGGCCATAGCAAATGAAAAAACAACATTACCAATTAATAACCAAAATTTTTGCTTACTATTCATTGTCTGCATTTTCTTCTAAAACACAATAAACATCGCCCATCCGTCAAAGTTCAAAATCATCATCTACCTCATGAATAAATTGACCTACTTTCTTCTCCCCTTCATTTAGCTTTTCAGCTACAATTTTGGAAACTTTCTTCTTTGCGTCTTTAATAGAATCTGCGTCAATAAGAAATTCATTAGGTTTAGTGACCCACACTTCACAATGATATTTCATCTAAATATGCCTCCCGCATTGATTCAAACATTTTTATTGCTGAAAGATATTCAGTGTTATGCAATAAGCCACACCTCTCAGCAGAATAATTTTCATCTACATATTTCCTAAACTCATCTAGCGTGCCACCTCTACGGTCATTCCAACAACCATACCTGACGTTATCATCGTCAGCAAAGTACAGTACTTTTTCTGCCTGATTGCCAATATGGTCTGCAATTATCAACCAAGGTTTGTAAACACTCCCATCTATATCAGCTCTGTATAAATCAGTTCCGTGTAGGTTTGTGCCTCTAAACTCAGCTCTACATAGTTTAGCCTCAGATAAGCTAGCATTAGTTAAATGGGCGCATTGGAAGCAAGCACCGACCAAATTAGTTTGTCGTAAATTAGTTTCTCTTAAATCCACATATGATAGGGTAGCATATCGCAAATCCGCACCCTGTAAATTAGCTCCCAATAACTTAGCACCATGTAATTTGGCACCACGCAATCTAGCATTTCGTAAATCTGCGATTGGTAAATTAGCTTGTGCTAAATCTGTCGCTTGTAAATCAGCGAATTTTAACTCAGTGGCTCTTAGATTGGCGTATTGTAATTTAGCATTTCGGAAATTAGCGTATTGCAGATTAGCACCTTGCAAATCAACTCTGCATAAGTCTGCATCGCTCATGTTAGCTTTAGATAGGTTAACACCACATAAATTAACGTTGCGCAAATCAACATTGCTTAAATTAGCACGTTCCCCACTATTACGGTCTAGCAACCACTGCATATGCTTTTCTAAAATCTCTTTTAATTCTTTCTGTGATATTGTTCTCATTGTCCTTTTCCTCCTCCGCACTTTTTCAAATAAGCCTCTCGCATACTTTCAAACATTTTTATAGCGCTCAAATATTCTATTCTATACCGTTGATATTCTTCATTTTCACTGTCAGCTGGATAAACCTCGTCTATTCTTGCTTTAAACTCGGCTAATGTTCCTCCAAGATAGTCATTCCAGCAACCGCATCGAACACTATCATAATCCGCGAAATATAAAGTTTCATAACGTCTGCTACCGATATTGCCTGCATAAACTAACCACGGTCTATAAGCACCTTTTAAATCAGCACCGTATACATTAGTGTCCCTTAAATCAGTACCTCGCAAATCTGCATACAGTAAATTAACTTTTAGAAAATTTGCCCCCCGTAAATCAGCGACTTTCAAATTAGCACCTTTTAAATCAGCGTATCTTAAATCCGCAAATCGTAAATCCGTATCTCGTAAATCAGCAAATCGCAAAGCCACACCTTGCAATCTAACAAATCGTAAATTAGCACCTTTTAAATCAACGTATCTTAAATCAGTGCCTCGCAAATCAGCTTGTTCACCGCCTTCCTCGCCATTTAGCCATTTCTTATGCTTGGCTAAAATATCTTTTAATTTCTCAGCTGTTATTGCCCTCATTGTTCTAACCTCCATATCCCTTCTAGTTACCCATTATGTCCAGCCTTTAGCCTGCTTTCCCAGCGCTCCCACTTTGGTGAGCTTTCTACCGTGCTATGGTGCGGCAAACAACCAAGTATTCTTAGCAACATACACACGTCTATTGCTTCTTCTTTTAGCTGCTCTGTTGCTTCATGCTCTGACTTTGGCGTGATGTTTGAACCGTACCCTTTTGCACGTATCAGCTTTAAGCTTGCTTGTGCCAGCTCTCCACATTCTTCTGCTAACTGTTCCAGCAAATCACGCTCCGTCAGGTGCTTGTGTACGTAATACATACTATCAATCCCACTCATTATTCCTGCCCCCCCTTTGTTAATTCTTTCCGTACCCTTCTTGCATCTTCGATTATGCCACATATAAAGTCCTCAAATTCATCATCATCATCTACATCGTGACACTCCGCCTTATATCCCAGATTTAATGTCATTGATAAAGCACTAACTACATTAACTTTAAATTCTTTATCAAAATGGTATGTGAAAATACCGTCACCGTTTTTTAGCAATGCAAACCCCAATATACCTGCAACGCTGTCATTATCCCCTATATGCATAAACGCTTTGTTTACACGGCTTTTTTCAGAACGACTATCTTTTTCAAGCTTAAATTCATTCTCTTTTTCCTCAGCGAATTTTTTAGCCATTATTATTTTTTTAGCCATTTTTATTTTTTTAGCCATTTTTTCATCTATTTTAGGCAGCTCATCTTCATAACTGTCTAAAATTTCATTCATAAGTTTTTTAATCTGCTGTTCTTTAATTTTTCTCTGTAAATCTTTATCGTTCATCATTCTACAATTCCCTCCACTCGACTAACTGCTTCAGCTACTTTTTTTATAAACCTTTTCATTTCATCAGCTAAAATAATCGTTTTGCCTGATTTTAACCGCACATAAGTACAATCTTTTCCCATTAATTTGATACCGTATACAATCTCAATAGAGTTAGTATCTATCATGACATCATTGCCACAAGCTCCCTTAAACTTAACTAACGCCATTCTAGTATTATTCATCAACACTAACCTTCCCTGAACTTAAAATATAGTCAACCAATTTAGGGTTATCCCTGATAAGCATTAATATTCCAGCTGCTAGCCCATCAATATACCGTTCATCATGCTCGAAGCCATTACCCATCTGCTCATAAGTAATAGCATGTACCAGTTCGTGCATTAATGTTGTTGGTTTTATACCATTTCCAGCAGACTTGGCAATATTTATAAGTCCTTCCCAGTATTCTATATCTCCGATACATTTACGTCCGTCCACCAATATTGTTGCGTCTGTCTCTTTAATCATATATATAGTTGAACCTACTTTTATTTTTTTTGGCATATTAAGCATTTAATCAACCTCATTTCTCAGGCACTCTCTTTTCTTTACAGAACTGTGGGAACATGGCCGGTGTTTTTGATAGTATCTGATATGCTGTCCCTTCTATCGGTATCCAGCCCGCAATCCTTATTCCGTCCGCAGTCAGCATTTCATGATAACCCCATTTAGGCTGACTTACCTTAGCTTCCAGAGCTTCCAGCTCTTTAATACGCGCCTCGGCTTTATCCAGCTTTATGCTTGCTTCGAGAGTAGCTCTTCGATATTTTCGACCTTCGTCATCCAACATATCAAGTTCTCTTTTTAAATCATTATTTTCATTTGTCAGCTGCGTTGCTGTCTTTTTTACTGCATCTAATTCAGCTGCCACCGCATTATACTGCTTTTTCAGTTCGTCATACTTCCATAATCCTGAAATGTTCATGTTTCCGCTCCCCGTTTTATACTAAATCCAATGTGCTTTGTGCCCTGTCGCCATTAATATAGCGCATGGCTTCGTCTGTCAGTAAATCAATATCCGTTTGTAATTTATTATCATCGTTAGTTATTAGCCAAGCTGGTGTTTTGAATTTGAAAATGTACCCCCCATTGATGGGTATTGATGCTTTTATTTCTACATAATGGCTTGGAACAATATCATTGCTATATTTTATAGTAACTTCGTCTGCTTGCCAGTTCGTAGATAAAGCTGCCTGTTTGTGTTCCAATTCGCACATCTTCAATGCATGTAATCCCATAGCCCGCATGACATTATAAAGCTCAGGGCGTGGAGTATCGTTGCTTTTAATTGTCTGACGCTCCCAGCCGTTTTCACCTTTAGTTTCCCACCCGATTAAAATAACTTTGCCTTTTGATGTTTCCTGTATTTTTACGTTCAAAATTCTAGTTGAATTTAGCATTATTTTGCCCCCTGTTTAAAATAATTTTTAACTCATTTTCAAGGCTATTTTTACATCTCATATTACGCTTAACTTGCTTGATATTTTTCCTGCTAGTTTTGCGTTTAAAATTTCCCATTTTTTACCTCTTTTCACTTTTATTTTTGCTTTAATGCTTGGCTTTTTTCTGCTGTTTTTCCAGCTCTTTAAGACTGAGATTAAGTCCCTTCAGCCTGCCTTTTAAATCCCGCATGGTCATTTCGCCAGCTTTGTACTGGTTCATCACCTGCCGTCTTTTCCGCTGCACCTCGGTTATTTTTGCCTCGATTTCGGACAATTTCATGTCATGCTTTATAGTCATGCTAAAAATACCACCTTTTCGTTTTCTTTAAAATCAATTTTAATGCGCCTAGCGTTCGCTACAATCAAAAATTCATGCATTGCCCATATAGTTAATGCATAGTTATTTTTAAACGCCTTAAATGGCTTGATTTTTACTTACCAACTCTTGGCACATTTTCTTGATTTGCGGGTCGGTTTCAGTTTTCAAGTCCACATCAAGCGCCCGCAGCGTGATTTCCGCCCGCGGATTTTCTTTGTCTATTCCCGCTATCCGGCAGCCATCAAGCGACTTTACCAGTCTGTCATCCGCCAGCAGCCATTTTTTAGCCAGCTGTTTTTTACACTTGCCTGTAGCTATATCCGGCATCAAAGCGTATTCATCGCTTATTAAGTCCTGTGTGGCCTGTATCAGCCCGTTTAAATCCGGATAATGCGCCCGGTTCTTGAGATAATACTTTACTTCAAGTGCTACCGGTCCTATGAAGTGTGGCAGGTTACGAGCCTTCATGAGGTGTAACCTGAACACTTTCGCATACTCCCGATATGCTTTGCTTGGAAGTATCTCCGCCCTTCTTGCTATCATCACAGAGCTGTTTTTCTTGGTCGCCGGCTGGCCGTATACCGTTATTTTGTACTCGTTTATTTTGTCTATCCGCACGCTTCTTATCGCCTCGTTCCTAATGCCAGCTTTTGGGCGGTTGCGTTTATGAGTGACTGCACACTTTTTGCTGCCAGCTGGTCAAGGATTTTTTTATTTTCTTTCCGTTCTGCTTCCCGTTCCAGCTCACTGTTATAGATTTTCATGAACTGCGCCCTGGCCGTGTTTACCGCGTCACTTTTCAGCGTGAGTAAATCCATCTTGCCAAAACGCTTTACTGCTATCGCTATCTCTGGGCATGAGTACTGCCACGGCCGGTAGTCTCCATTGCGCTTCGCATTTTCCATTGCTTCCCGCCACGCTTCGCCTGCATCCGGCTTTCCGTTGCTTGCTGCTGTCTTTTTTATGCTTTCGGCTGCTTCAAAGATTTCTGCTACCGTTGGGAAGAACTTGCACTTGCGCAGACATTTGGTAATACCGGCATTGATTTCCTCATAGCTTAGAGGCTCAAGTGCTTTGGCATAAAGGGCGAATGTCGCTCCGTCAGCTTTTGAGTACGGATATGCCTTGTTTACCAGCGTCAAGAGTTTCATCACTGCCTCATACTTGCTTGTCTTGTCCATCTTCCATCATCCCCATTTCTTTTAGTGCTGCCATGCCCTGCTTATAAAGCTCATCTGCATCAGCTTGGTTAGCTTGCCTATGCTTTTTTCGACTGCTCTTGAACCCCTCACGCTCCCAGCGTTCCAGCACCTTGATGACGTACTGGATTGACCTGCCGCCATTAACAGCGGCTTCTTTGATTGCCGCAAGGCACCATTGTTTCCCGTATCGGTCATAAACATCGTTCAGCTGCTCTAAAACAAGATTTCCCGCGAAAGGTTGCAGATTATCGCAAAAGGCCGTTACGACTTCACCGCGATCACCATCGTATAAATCTTGAACTTTTTCTTGACATTCTCCTGAAGATGGTGTATTAGCAGCAGCATCTAACCTATCCTTACCTAACCTATCCTTACCTAACCTTACCTTACCTACGTATCCATCTTGTACACGGTTTGTATCCAAGTCCGTATCTTCTTTGGATACATCATGTATACATTTTGTATCCGATATTTCGTAAGCCTTTGTGTTATCTAGGTGAATGAAGTATTTTTCTTCACAAGTTGATGGTCTGTAACGGTCTTTTTGGATGTAGTTGTGTATCTTCCAGTGCCTGATAACAATAACTCCACTCTGAAACGTCAGGATAAATTGTTTTGCAATCAAAATCCGCATATCATCATCACTGGCACCAATCATGCGCTGGATGCGCCTCGGGTTATTGATAAAGCCATCATCATCCGCCCGCATAGCAAGGTGAAAATAAAGCATTTGCGTCGTTGGCGGCATATCTAAAAATAAATCGCTGTCAATCACTGATTTTGCAAACATTCTTCTTTCTGCCATGTTTCCTCCTTCGGCTTTATTTTTGCAGGCGGTTTTATTAATTTCCGCCCGCAATTTTTAAAGCCTGTTTTTAGTCTTTAAACAATGGGTCAGTTGCCTTATTTAATTCCTCTTTGGTAACTTTATGCCCTGGTTCATTTGGAATAGGTTCAGTCTTTATTTCGCCGGTTTCAAGGTCAACATTTGGCGGTATTTCCTGCGCATTTTCCGCGTCAATTGTAGTAATATCCGGCTCATCTGCCATACTGTCACTTATTGATGTTTTGATGGTTTCATCCTGCGCCATTGCCCGCACAAACTCAGTTTTAATCGGGGCATATTTTAACAGTTTTTTGATAACTGTTTTCTTGGCCATTTCATCATAATTTGTTGACCACGGTGAGTAGCTGCTATTTGCAGCTTTACTGAATTTATTCTTATGCTTATTGATATCATCTTGGCTCATAACCTCGAACCCGTAGCCGCCGTTTTTAGTGTGATAAACGGCATAATATAAAATTACGTTTCCGCGGTTTTCAAGCGCTGGGATATGCTTAAGTTTCGGTGTTAAACCAAGCTCATATTCAAAGTTGTCATTTTCATAAACTTCGTGAGCTGAAATATCTGTTATTTCGCCGGACCTGTAAGCAAGGTCTATAAGTCCCTTATCTGTGAATCATACAATTTGTCATCTTGTATGCATGGACTATCTCTTCACCCCATACGGATGCCATGCACTTCGAGCGGTAACTCATCTTCCACCCTACACCGCTACATTCATCACGGTTAGTCTCTACACTCCAAAAGTTGGACATGATAACCTTTTACAGTTCCTTTGCGTTTAATTGCTTTTGTTACCGTGGCAGGATGCACACCTAATTTAATTCCAACATTTTTTACTCCATGAATAACTTCTCCGGTTTCAACTATTAAAACATCTTTCAGATGTCCTTGATTAGTTTGTGGTATTGTTTCATGGCGTTTTAACAATCCAGCACGAATCTTTTCGCCTGATTGCGGATTTTTTCTTCCTTTCAAGGCTTGCGACAGCTTCCTTTTTGTTGATTCGGAACGAGGTTTCCCGGTAGAGTTATATACCGGGTTGAGTTCATGAATAAGTTCCAATTCCCTAGCAGATATAACATTTTTTGGGGTATCATCCTGGAATATCTCTATCGGTTCAATAGAAAAATTATCCCGCCCATATTTCAATATATCTTTCTTTACTGCCGAATTAGTATTAGATGTATAATCTCTCCACTGTTGACGCCGTTTCTTAAAACGGATTGTGGAACCTATATAAAAAGCTGCTGTAATTTTATTGGTAATTTTATAAACGCATTTCATAATGTCTCTCCTTTTAAAGCACGGTATTACCCCAATGTAAGTGAAGGGCTTCACCGTTAGCCCTCAAAAAAGGACACCCCTGAGTAATAGGGTTCACACAGTTTTACTTGACCAAAAGTTTAGCCAAGCTGAAATTGGGCCTCTAAATTTCCATGATTACGGTACGGGATGAGGTATGCCTGCCCCAGCGGTGTGTTAGGTTCAACACCTAGCTGGGCTGCCTGCATCATGGCACCAAGGAAGCTATTGGGCGTGCATTGCTGAAGCTGTGGATTGGTACTCATCGCCGTAAGAACCATTCTTGTAAAGCGTTCCGGAGTAAGGACCGTTGGCAGCGCTTTTGCTATCTGCGGTCCCATCTGAACTACCAAATCTTTAATGGAACGTACTCCGTTCCCTGCCTCTGTCTGTACTGCTGCCTGTTTTTTGATTAATCCGCCTTTTACTGTTGCCATTTGAAATACTTCCTTTCTGTATGATAAATTTAATTAAATGCTGAATCTGCGGGTTGGTTTACCCTGCTTGCTGTACTTTGCAAATATATCCGGCTGTTCTTTTTTCAGCCGTTTGGTATCGACAGTTACCCGTCCGGCCACTGTCTGCCATTTGACTGTGCGGGCGTTCTCATCGTCGCCAACGGTGCCAATTTCATAATCACCCAGCATGGAGCAGAATTTGTTTTGTATTTCTGCAATCTGCCCCTTGATTGATTTTTCGCTTTCTTTCAGCTCATCAAGCCGGTTTAAAAGCTTCATGGAATCGCTTGGCAGCACAATTGTTTCTTTGTTCCCGCCGGGGTACTTACGGCTTAAAGCCTCTTTGCAGGATGCCGAGCCGTCCACCTCTGGCATGATATGATTTTCAACCTTGTGCCAAAAATCGACTTCCGCTTTCAGCAGTGCTTTTATATCATCTTCATCACGCTCAATAGTATGCATGACGAAGTGATTACCACCAACGAGACAGGCTATGTACCAGCGCGGAAGGCCGGAAACCATCATGTAATGCTGGCACTGCACATAATAAGCGGGCGGGATTTTCCCCTCATCCCATCCATTGCGTGCAAAGCTGTTAGTAGTCTTGCACTCAAGCCCTGCATCCTCACCAACAAGCAAACGGTCAAAACTTCCCTGAATGAAGGGATAATCCTTCATGCGGTAAACTCCGCACCGCCTAACCAGCTTATCCGCCCGCTGGCAAAACTCATCAGCAACTACCTGCTCGAGGACGTGCCCGAAATGGACCACCTCTTTAGTGCTGATGTCCTCGGCTTCAACCTCGCCAGTCTTTTCAAGCCACAACTGATATGGGCTTTTCCAAGGCGTCATGCCAAGAATTGCAGCGGCATCACTCCCGCCTATGCCAGCTTTTCTAAGTTTCAACCAGTTATCATTGCTGGTTTCCATTTCTTTAACAGTCATTACTAACTCGCAATTCATAATTTCCTCCTAATTTAAATACAGTAGATAAATGTAACAAGGAATGTTACTAAAAACATGAGACTAAACATTACTAACCATCCCAATGGTGTGAAAAACGGTAATTCTTTTAATTCTTCTAAACAATTGCTTGCAAACTCTTTCAATTTACAGCACCTTCCTTTACGGTTTTATAAGGCCAGCCACAACAAAGGCTACCGCCCATATCGCTATAACTTGTAAAAATAGCTTTAGTGCTTGCGGGAGCTTGCATATAAGCTCCCCGTACTGTCTGTAGTCCTCTTGTCGGCGTAAATACTTCAAATAGTCTTCTCTATTTGGTTTCATTCACGCCACCTTCTTTGGGATTGCTAGAACATCACTTACCCAGAACTTTCTATTTGTAGTAGGTGGTGTCACGTATGCCTGTAACAATCCTGATTTGACATACTCCCCGATTCTGCCAACCGGGACCTTTAAAATCTCAGCAGCTTCCTTAGCTTCGATTAATTTGTCAACTTTAACCGGTGCCATAACAGTGTGGCCGCCTGTTTCCTGAGCTAATCTCAGGTACTCAAGTACCTGCGGATTGTTTTCTAACATTTCCTGTAACTGCTGGCCCATGTGAACCAGCTCTGACAAGTTCTGCATATTTACGTCCATTAGTTTCCCTCCTATAATGGCTAACTCATGCACCAATCGTAAATGTAACGTTTAATGCCCTGCATATCTGTGCAGCCTTCTTGATGGTTGCTTGGCTGCGCCCGCTTTCATAATTTGCGAGCTGCTGGGCAGTGATGCCGGTACGTTTGGAAAGCTCGTACAGCGTCATGCCGCCCCGCGCTTTCCGTAGAAACTCTGAAAATTTCAATTACTTTTATCTCCTGCAATATTAGGTAAATATATTTGATTACTTGCCCTTCTCATGGTAAACTTTACATAAGAGGTAGTAATCATGACTTCAATCCATGATGTTGGCTATTGGAATCCCGACGGTGCAAAAGTTGAGCTCTTGCAGCATACAAGTCAACTAAATCTTTTACTGGTAGCTGTACCACGTATGGATGATTTGTCGAAGCCTCGTAGAAAGATTGGTTTTGCCACAAAAGAAGCTGACCGATAGCTCTTATCTGCTCACTTAGTTTGCAAAGCTCATCAACGGATGAACCTTTGCTTTTCTCGCAAAGCAGCTGCAAATGCTTTTCAAGGATTTTGTTAATTTCAGTCTCAATCATTTTTCTCATCTACTTTCATTTATGCTGTGAGGCTGCTGCCCCACAATTCTTCTACCGTGGCTCCAAGTGCCTTTGCGATACGGGTTGCCGTCCGTGCATCTGGCACTCTGTCGCCATACTCATAACGCTGGTATGTCAATCCTGAAACACCAGCTTTCTCAGCAAGTTCTTTTTGTGATAATCCTGCTTGCTGACGCAGCCCTTGCATAAGGGCTTTGAATTTTTTATCTGTTTTCATGCTCTCCTCTCTTTCTATATTTAACACTACCAAACGGTAATGTTTATACTTATAATATATCACTACCATTTGGTAACGTCAAGGTGGTGTTACAATGAATTTTTCTACGCGATTAAAAGAACTTAGAACTAATCGAAATCTTACACAGAAGCAGGTTTACTCAGCTATCGGTATGTCTGCATTAGGCTATCAACGGTATGAATATGGCGAACGAGAACCAGCATATCAAAAGCTATTGGCTCTTGCTGACTTCTTTGACGTCTCATTAGACTACCTAACTGGCAGAACCAATACACCAGCGATAAACCACTAA